ATAATCAAGTGTGGATATAGTGAGTTCAAATCAAAAGATACCACCCACTCATACCTACCAGGCTTAGGATCTTTTACATATGCACCAGCATACTTCTCATCTTTCTTATTACGATCCTTCTGTGGGATAACAATATTCTTTTTCTTTAGATAATTGTATATGATGGCATCCCATGTACGAACTTGAAACGCAACATCAGTGAAGTTTATCTTTGCATCATAGGCACGAGTGCAACATAGATCAATCAGTTTTAACTTATCCTCAAGACGGTCTACCAGTTCAACGTCAACGATGTTATAGTCAACAAACTTTTGCCAGTTCTTTGTATAGAACTCACGGAATGTATCAAACTCACTGTGGTCTAATTTCTTTTGTCCAAGTTCCATCATAGCAATATGATCTAACTTAAAACTCTCTTGGTTTGAAGTTGCAGGAGATTTCTTGTACAGATCCAAGTAATCAATTACAGAAATGCCTGCAAGATCATATACAATGTTAGCTCTACCTTGAATATGAATTTCATTCTTTCTTACAATACCCCAAGGAGACATCCTCTTTGCATACTTCTCTCCCATAATCCTTTCCATCCTACCTAGAAGATATGGTATATCATACAACTCACAGTTCCACCCTGTGATAACTTCAGGCGTATGTTTCTGCCACCAGTCTACGAATGTAGTGATCAATCCTTCTTCATTATGGCAATCAATATAACGATAATCTTTTCTATTTGGGTTTGTAGTATATGGTCTAGACCCAAAAGTAATAATCTTTTTAGTATTATAATCTTGAATTGTAATTAGTAACAATTCCTCTGCAACATTAAAGACATCAGGGAAACCACTCTCTGCAGCAACCTCGATGTCAATCGTGATCAAATTAATTTTGTTCAGATCAAACTTGATCTCATTCTCTGGGTAGTTCTCGGAGATATATTGATGTACATATCTTTCATTGCCATATATGTTGAAGTTTTGAACTTGTGAATACTTATCAATAAACTCTCTACAATCTTTTATGGTGCCTGGTTTTACAGGTTCTACTGGTTGACCATCAAGTGTTTTCCATTTACTTCTTCTCTTTGTTGGCACATAGAATGTTGGATGAAACTCTTGTCTATCCTCAAAATGTCTTCCATTGTCATAACCTCTGACCAACATACTGTTGCCGATCTGGAAAACATTTGTATAAAACTTCATTCTTTAGTAGCTAATTTCAAATATGAATCCACTAGTGATTTATGTGGTTCAACCAATGACAATATTTTATCAGAACATATCATAATGTCAACATCATCAGTTACATTTCCTAACCAAGGTGTCATTTCTTCACCTACGATCTTGTATGGTGATATCATTTTACAATTAGGATCACCGATATCTAAGGCTGCAATTTCTTCTACCGCAGATATTATTAAATCGCCATTTACCAATACAATTATTTTAATTTCCTGTTCCATTCATTTTTGCCTCATAGGATTGTTTTACCATAGGTTTTGGTTCTACTATTGCAACAACCCAACTAGGATCAATTGATATCTTTCTCTCATCAGATAGAGGCATGAAGGGATAATACTGTACACTATACTGTGTTTCTTTCTCTTCTTTACCCTCTGTCAACATGACAGGAGCTTCAACCAACTTACAACAATAAGCATTTTCAAGAACTACAAAGATAGGTTTGTCATTCTCATCTACAAGTTCTTTTACATCTGCTATAACTTCTTCGTTAGATTTTAATAGAACAAGTTTAACGGTCATCTTATATATTTTAGAAAGCGGATGGATGGTATTGCACCACCGTTTACAAGTTGGAAACCTGTCGTAATACTTTTATACGACACCCGCATGAAAAGACCATCTGCCCCACTTATCAGCTGCATCTTAGGTCTAAAAAAGGAGGGAGGTTGGGTTCCTGTGTACCAACAAAGAACGAGCATTACTACAGTGTAAAAACGTCCTTGCCTGAGACCCGATTGGTTGATCGGTTCTGCATCGCTGCAGCAGCACCACCTGTGTCTCATCACCTTAACCAGCGGTTGCCAGTAAGTTTATTCAGTCACTCCCATGTTGCGTCCAACAAATATAGTATGACATAAAAAAGGGGGTCTGTCAACCCCCTGCGTATTATTGAAAGATGATCTTGATGTTACACCACTTGGCGTAATGAATTCCTCGGTAGCAGAGAAGTGCGAACACCTCATCTGGGTCGTGAATTTCTGGATCGAACTCTGGAACTAATGGATGTTCCAATGTAAATTTAATGTTAAACATTTCTCTTAACCTCCTGTAACAATATTTATTGTTTGGAGATCCTGACAAAAATGTATTAAGTTACACCAAGATACAGAACGTTACCAGCAATCATACACCTTCCACCAACTTCTGAGTCGGGAACTTCATGTGATTGATGTCCAGAAAACAATATTAACCTACCTTCTGTCACTTGAATTGGATTGCCTTCTATTACCAATGGTGAACTACCTTCTGGAGTTCTGAGATAATATCCAAAGGAAATGGAATATGGCCAGTGGTTATGTAGTACTGCTCCACCACCCTGATCATAGTTCATTCCCCAGTAGTCAGCAATGTTAAATCTTTTGGAAGACTCTGGACTCTCGTTATATGCAGAGTTAGTCCACCTTGACATTTCTTCTACAGATTCTACAATCACACTGTCTATCCAATCAAGGAGTATATCGTGTTCTGGTAAATCTCTTTGTTTATTTGTATAGAACTTAGTCTTTAATCCACCGCCTTTCACCCTGACATTAGCCTTCTCTTCTATCCACTCTATGAGTGGTTCACCTATCTGTTCTGAAAAAGGACAACTAAGTATTACAGGTTCAAATGAAGATGTTAATCCAGGCAAATTATTATATTTGAGTTTGGTAATATCCATAATAAAAAAAAACCCTCTGTTAAGAGGGTTGATCCATCTCGAACTACTATTATTTATAGGTAGTCTTTACGAGCATGATGTTCTGGTATTACTTTCCCTAGTTTGACAACAAGAAGTCCATCTTTGAATGTAACTTCTCGGACTTCTGTATCTTCTGATAGAGTCCACTGTCTTGTGAAGTTTCTTTGAGCCAATCCCTTATGGACATATTCAGCATTGTCCTTTGTCTCTTTGTTCCCTTCAACTATAAGTCTACCATACTCAGTATAGACATTGATGTCTTTCTTACTGAACCCTGCTAGTGCAATTTCTAGTCTAGACTCAACATTGTTTATGCTGATTAGGTTATATGGTGGATAGTTCTGTGTCGTATCAAAATTAAAGAATGAGTTTAGGTAATCATCCATACCAATTGAATTCTTCGTGATCTTATCCATAAGATCAGGTAAATTCGCAGCGTGATACTGTGCTAATGTGTTCATAGTTCTCCTTATTAAGCGAGTTTAGTTTGTTGTCCCTTGCGGCGACACTACTATTTAACCATAAAACATAAAAAAAGAGGGTCGTATAAACCCTCATATCTCTTTGGTAATAACCGTTACTCTCCTGATTTCACAAATGCACTTGGAGATGTTTGTACCACTTTCTTTTTCTTGCCTATGTTGTACTTGGTTTCAAGTGTCCAGTCTCCTTTATCCTTGTATGATAGAACCTTGATCTGGTTAAGTGGAGCAACATCCTGTATCTGTTCTGGTTTCATTATAGTAATCAATCCCCAATCCGAAAGGAGAGTGATGATTCTATTACGACGTTGAACATCATTGATAGAAAGATTAGCAGACTTTCCATCTAGTGCAAATAGTTCTTTGAAATGTACGATATAATATCTTCCCTGTTTGTGCAGTATATGGCACGATTGGTAAATCTTTTTTTCTTTTCTTGAAGCCACACCGATACGAGTCAGCGTCTCTCTAACTTTCAAGAAATCATCTGGTTCATTTAACTTGACCTCAATCATTTGGTCCTGTGACCAATCAATCTCAGGTTCCGTAAACCCACTCATCCTGTACCTCCAACGTCAATGCGTTTTTTAATAAAGTTCAACTGCTCTTTAGTTAAAACTCTCAACGCTTGGATTGCTTTCTCATTACTATAACCATAGTATGATTTAACAACATCAAGGTTTTTAATTTTATCTTTTCTGAGCCATGGGGAGAATCTTTTACTTCTCCTAAGACTATTTAGATAAAACTGATATTGAAGAACCTTGTCTAGGTGATGGTTTATGTTCATCTCATTAACAAACATAATACAATCATAGTGTGCTGATAAGCACTTGTTAATAATAAATGGAGGATATTTTTTGATCGCTTGGGGATCATCCAGTGTAA